GTATCTCTTGTTCTTCAAAGTGTTCGAAGGTACACCATCACATGAATCACTCAGTGCGTTAGGCAAGACAACCAAGTGGAACTATGAAGATTGATAATCCCGTAATGCAACGATTCAGAGAAGACCCTAGGGACTTCTTTAAGTTTTTGCACGTATTCGATAAAGACTCTGGTAAAGTTGTACCATTCGTACTAAACGAAGAACAAGAGATACTTCTTGACGCATTGATGGAACATAATCGTATTGTCGTTTGTAAGGCAAGACAGATTGGTTGCTCAACTCTTATTCGTGCGTATTTCCTATGGAAGACATACGTGTCAGTCGAACCCGAGACCTCCGTAATTTTGTCATATACTCGGGATTCGGCTGACCATCTTCATTCGATAGACAAAGGTTTCTATCTTGGTTTGCCAAAGCCTTTGCAACGTAAACTATCGAAACAATCCAGTAGGACACTAACATTCAAAGACACTAAGGCTACGTTAAGATCGTTCACTGCTGGTGGTAAGGCTGGATCAACTCGTTCCTTCACATTCACCTCAGCACATATTAGTGAGTTTGCATTCTTTGACGACCAAGACGATCTGCTTGCGAATGTTGTAGCATCCGTTGGCAATGGTCAGATCGTTATTGAGACGACGCCAAACGGACCGGGTGATAAATACCACGAGCTGGTATTGGGAAGCCCGGGAAACGGTTGGCACGTATGTTTCTTCCCATGGTACAATCACAAGAAGTACAAGAAGAAGTCACAGTTTGGTCATCCTAACATCCCTGACATGGATGAGAATGAACTGAAGATACAAAAAGAATGTGGTCTTAGCAAAGCACAGATGTACTGGAGGAGGACACAGATCTCAACCATGGGACTTGAAAAGTTCAAACGAGAGTATCCTTCTTCTATCGATGAAGCCTTTATGACAAACTCCAAGATGTTCTATCCTACAGACATCGTAGATACGTGTTCTATCTTGCCTATGAAGGGTAAGATATGGAGAGATGACGAACAAATCGTTGGAGATAGGTACTATATGGGAGTGGATGTTGCGTTAGGAACTGGCAAAGACTATTCAGCAATTACAATAATTTCGGGCACAACGTTGCAACCAGTGTATATTTACAGAGATAATACGATACTACCAGAAGATCTTGCAGAAAGAGTATGGGATCTATATCACGAATACGAGGAACCAAAGACAATCGTAGAGGCAGATGGACCGGGACATACTGTCCTATACAGACTAAAGGAATGGCGTGTGAGAAACTTATACAAGGGCAAAACCGGCAAGGATTGGTACACAAGAGGGGAAAATAAATTGAAGATATTTGATCATGTACGAAGTCTTCTTTGCAACGAGATGATCGATGCTTTCCCACAACCCTTATGGAGCGAAATGAGAAATTGCCAAACGAGTGATAAAGGAATACCGGGACATGGTAAGGGTGGACATGACGATGTTCTTATGGCATTCTGTCTTGCTCAATGGTACGCATACTTAGAACCGACGCCAACATTCACACAAACTAGACAATCAATGATTGAAAAGTTTAAGTCCAAAGCCCGTGCAAGACGAATCAGAGCAATGGGTCCTATCCCATTCAAGCGTAAGGAGTGGTAAGAATGAATCCACAAAAACTAAAGATGGTTTGCGATGTCCATGACAACTACTGGACAGATCATAGAAAAGACCTCTATGCATACAAACAAGCTTACGAAACTGACTTTTGGGATAAGAGTGAGACCTATGGAATGGGCGATTGGGGCATAACAATCCAAACAGCTGATGCGTATGGATACATTGAATCGTTCATGGCATCCCTATTCTCACGCAACCCTGGTGTCATATTCAAAGATGGACTACGTGCAAGAGGCAACAAGATCATCACTGAACACTTGGCAAATGACTTTCTTTTACGACAAAGAAGCACAATAGAGAATGCAGCAAGGATGGCACTTATCTATCCCATGGCATTCGCAAAGTTGATGCCAAGAGAGAGTGAAGATCCTTATAGACGTGTGGACATGTTTGCTCTACCTCCTTGGGAAGTTCTTGTAGATAGACAAGCAAGACGATGGGAAGATTGTAGATTCGTAGGACACAAATACTTCTTGCCTCTTCCAGATGCAAAGAACTTGTTTGGCAACAAAGACTTCTCACCACAACGAAAACGTGAATACTTTGATAAGTCTTATCGTAATGACGACGATCCTAACATTGATACTGAGGTGTTTCAGTACATTGAGGTTGTAGAGTTTTACGATCTTATCGAAGGTATGCTGTACTTCTGGACACCAGATTGGAAGGGTGGAGAGAAGTTTCTTGATCGTAGTGAGATACCATTCGAAACAGTATCGGGTGAGAAGGTTATTCCAATCGTACCATTGTACTTTAATCGTATTCCAGATAATCCCCTCGATGGATACAGTGCAATGAAAAGAGTATACGACCAGATATACGAAACGAACCTCATACGTACATTCCAAGCAAATGGCGTAAGAAAAGCATCTAGACAATACCTTGTAAGAAAAGGATCGTTAGATGATGAACAAATGGCACAAGTTGCAAGTGGTATCGATGGTCTCTTTATCGAGGTGGACGATGAGAACATCAACAACGTAGTTGTCCCTGTACCACAAAACCAAACACCACCAGAACTAGAATACTACTATCGTCAAGTGCAACAAGACAAAGATAAGGGCAACATCCTTGCACCTTTCACACGAGGAGAAGCAACAAGGTCATCTGCTACAGAGATCGCAGCGTTGGCATCGTATTCTTCTAATGAGATTGGTCGTCTTGCACGTGAACGAGACCAAATGATAGAACAGATTGCAATCACATACGTGAACATCCTCAGATTGTACTTAGAACAAACTGGCGATAGAAACATCATACAAGTCGATGGAAATCCCGTGGTCGTGAAACCAGATGACTTGGCAGAAAATTGGGTGTGCTATGCACAAGACCAAGCAATGACACCCATTAGTGAAGCAGTACGAAAGAGGGAGTATATCCAGTCCATCCCACTCTTACAACAGTTAGGAGTACCAACACCAACGTTGTTAAAGGAACTGGTTAGAGCACTTGGTCTTCCAGACGCATTCTACGAGGAAGCTGAACAAGCAATGCAGAAGATGGCACAATCAAAAGCCGATCAAGCTGCAGAAGGCGTACCGGACGATGCATCCTCCCTCACCCAAATGAGTTTACCAATAGGACCAAATAATTTACAATCAATACCAATGGGAGATGAATAATGCCTGGTGAAGAAATGAGAGAAGTCGAAATGGAAGCTATGGCCATCGAGCCAGAGCGATTGATGGAACTAGCAGATAGAGCTGATATGGTGGAAGAAAGTGCGATGCCACAAATCAGTGGTGACTTTAGTTTAGATCGTGTGAACAAAGTTGTTGATTCGTTGAACCGAGTGAATAAGTTATTCCAAGCACCGATGTATCCTAAGTTTGACGCAGTACCAGATCCCTTTCCTCCAGAGTTCATAAAGAACTTACAGATGGTTGATTCAGCTGTAATGTCCTCTGGAATGGATGAATACGAATTTAGTCTAGAAGAAATAAGCGATAACGAAGACTTGAAGGTGCTTTCTGGCAAGTTAGACGCAATGGCTTCAGACAAAGCTTTCAAAGCTTTCCTAAACAAGCCACTCGGTACGGGTGAGTTTCAAAAGGAGTCAGATGTTCCAATGATGGCAACCGAAGCCACCAAAGGAGCGATTAAACAACCTTCAGCCGATGCGGAAGCAGAGGTTGATCTATTTATGTCAAGAATGGCATAGGAGCAAACATAGATGAGTGAAGACAACAATAACAACGTCACTAGCGCAGCAGAAGAAGTAGCGACCGCGACTGTTGAGACACCAAACATTGAACTGAACATTGAAGAGGCTGTATCTTCTGTAAAGAAGAAAGCCTTTGCTGGTCGTGATAGAGTAGGTGAAGCTTTAGATAAAGCCAAGTCTGGTCCTACACCACCAACACCAGAAGAGATGACCATCGAACAGCTAGCAGAAGTGGCAATGGCTGATCAAGGTGGACATAAGGGTATCGACTACAACGCAGTCATATCATCTCTACCGGAAGATGCACAAAAACTGATGGCAAACTTACGTGCTGACTATACTAGAAAGACACAAGAGTTATCCAATCAGCGTAAAGAAGTAGAAGCATTACGTGCTTCATTGATGAACTCAGAGTTCAACAAACAAGTTGACGAGATTGCCAATGCAGACACAGTTGAACTAGATCCTTACGATAACGTATCATTCGAAAAGAGAATCGAGCAAGAGGTTGCCAAACGATTGCAAGAAATGATGAAACCCATTCGGATGGAACAAGAACTCCAAAATAGACGATCTAAGTTGGAACAGTTCAAACAAGCGAATCCAGATATGATGGATTACAAAGATGAGATTGCTACGATGCTAAACGACAACGAAGCACTCTCTCTTCAAGATGCATACTATATTGTGAAAGGCAAGAAGATGTCTGAACGAATGACAACACTTGAAGAAGAGAACAAGATTCGTAAAGAAAAGATGAGAGAGGCTGGACTAAAGATACAGACCGGCACTCGAGGATCTGAAAAGCCTCCGAAAGGACTGAAAGGTTATGAGATCTACAAATGGCTTCAAGCACGTAAGAATGGCTAACATGGAAAATACCAAAACAAATAATGTACCCTCTCACCCTTTCTCGCAACGAGAGACAAGTACTTGGACCCGAAAGGACAACCGACAACTTATGCGATACAATAATTACATTAACTTTACAAACGGAGAATAGTAATGGCTATTTCTAATGATGTTCTCAGTTCGACCCTCCGTATTCTTCTTGACGAAGAAGTAGATCAGTTGTTCCAAGCAACTCCTCTTCTCAAGACAATGCGTGAAAAGGGTGGTATCGAGCCTTGCGATCGTGACTGGGAAAC